ACTGCTAGTTCTTGCATCGTGGCTGGGTCGGCACTGAACAGCTTGTCAGTGTTGAAACTGAATCGATTATCGCCAGTCGAAAGTTTAGCATCCATCTCACTCGTGAAGCAGGTAAAATACTGAATCAGAGTGTTCTGCAAGTACATCACGTTAGACTGTACGGCATTAGAGTGCTCGCTTTCGATACCCAGCCGATCCAGTGGCAACCCGAACGCTTTAGCAATCTGTTTCGTTGTCCAGTCGCTAGAATTGACTAGATTCAGCACGTCAGTATTAACTTCGAGTTGCTTGTAATCCATATCATTGTCGAGAATGATGGTCTTGAGGGCATTATCACCACTGTTGGCAGCTTCAAATTTATTGCGGATGTTTTCTTTGGCCTTGGTGTCTAACTGGGTCTTGTTGACCTTAAGAATGCCTGTCCCTTGGACACCTGAGTTAAAGAAACCTTTCAGCAACGCATGCCCAGACTTTTGTACCCCGACCTCATCATGAAGGCTATAAAGTGGCGATAGTCCTTTGTAACCGTCTTGTGTGAAGCACTTGAAGTGTAAGACCTCGCTGGCATTTAAACGCTGTGAGCGGCCGCTGTCAGGCGGGTATTCGTAGCTGATAATGCCGGTCGTATTATCTTGTTTAACCACCATTTGACTGTTGGGGACTAACTCGAAGCCAGTGACCTGTCCGCTAGGGTTCTTAGTAACCCGTGCAAAGCTGTTACCATTCAGCAGCATGTTAGCAGCTAGAGCAAACTTGAACGCCCACGCGGTCATGTGGTCATTGGGTGCCTTGTTAAGGAGCACGCTGATACGCTTGTCACTGTACTCAATCGGGTTTGTTGCAAGATCACTGGCAATCACGCGCACCGCCGTAAACACATCCGAATTACGTAAAGCACCAATCCCCACATATAAGCCGCTGTCGTTGCTGGTCATGCTGACAAGCGCATCTAAGAACGGTTCGCTGTTGTCATCGCGTGGTTGTGTTGTGTCATTCGTGAAAAAGCTCATTGTTTCACCTCCCTTTGTTAAAGTTGATGATGACTGCGACGGAGATCAGGGCCGTGCCGACTGCTAACATACCAACGCCAAACCCGAACAGCCACCAGATCCCGGCAACCATACAGATCAGTCCCAGTATTAACAGCACGGTCTGCACATTAAAAACCAAAGTCATCGCTCGAATAAAAGTCATTGTCTGCTACCTCGCTTTCCTTGTTTTGATCCATTGCAATTGTGTAAGCGTTCATCAGTGCGGCTACGGGATCAATCTTCGTAGCGTTGTGGGCCTTATCGATAATTGGATTGTTATTAGCGTCATATTTCAGAATAGCGTTGTTGACCGCATAGGCCAGTGACTGATTATCAGGGTGCTTTAACTGGCCATTGAAGAGATCATCACGAAAACGAGTTGTCGGAATTGAAAGTGTTCTAACACCTTGTCGCACCTCAAGCAGTGGCAAATCGCGTTTTTCAAATTCTGGAATCAGGTAGCCCATGGCGAAGGGATCATAACAGATGGAACGCACGTTCCACTGGTTCCGTTCGATCAGGTCGAGAATGAAGCGCAAAACTTCGTCATAGTCGATCATGCCGCTGTCGAGTTTGGTAATGCTACATTCGCCACGACTAGCACCACTGATGTAATCGAACCCGTCACGCTTGATTTTCTCTTCCAGTCCGTACTTCGTTCCCACGAATGAGTGGCTGTCGGCATACAGGTAGCCATCTTCTGGAACTAACCACGAAATACTGGTCAGGTCGCTAGACTTAGAGAGATCAAGCCCGATATACACGTCCTTTTCTCTAGTGTCTGGTGGCTCGATAGTGGCTTTCTCCCAGTCGTCAAGACTGATATAACTGTCTGCTCTGGCTGATTGCCACATGTTGAAGTTCTTGACGAGAATTGGCCGCAGGGTTCCTTGCTTGGCTGCTAGATCAACATCAGCTTGCAAGCTAGGCCGCATTGTCTTTGCTCTTTCAGCATTAGCCAGTAGTGGATTTGACTTCTCCCAAGTCTCTGGTGCAAAGGCTTCATCCTTGCTGTCTTGCTCAAAAATGGCAATAAAATACCGATCTGCTTGTTCGCGACCGGTTAAGATTTTGGAGACGAATTTATATTCTTTATACATAGGTCCATTCAGGTCTGGCCCCGTGGACGAGATGACGGCTAGTAAACTGTTGTCGCTGTTGATCTGGCCGGATTTTAGTGTTCGTAGAATCTCATCAGTACGAGCCAAGGCGAACTCATCAATAATAGCCAAGTCACTTTGATAACCATCTAGGCTGTGCAGATCAGACGCAAGCGGAACAGCTCGGCTGTTGCTCGGCAAGTCGATAATTTCGTTGCGATTGATCTTCAAACGATCGCGCACCGATTTGGATATCTTGGAGACCTGACGCAAACCACTAGACATCATATCAAAAGCCAAATGTGCTTGGGCGTTACTGTTGGCTGTGTAGACAATTTCGCGATTCATGGCTGGTTTGTTTTCCATGAGGAGATACAGCGCGCCTAGATCAGCCATCAGGAAGCTCTTGCCATTCTTGCGCGCCATGCTGATGTAGGCTCGATCATAACGACGATTTCCGGTTTCTTTGTCTCTCCACCCGAAAAGCTCTGAGATCAAATATTTTTGGAAAAGTTCTAGCTTGAGTGGTGACCCAACACGTGCCGGCATCAGTTCGATAAACTCAACGGCTTTGTTGGCAAAGTCCTCATCAAAGTAATACGGCCATGGATTCTTTTTGCGCTTGCTGGCTTTCAAGTCTCTGCGATAACGTCTTGCTGCTTGCTTAATCTTTTTACCGGCAACAATCTCACCGCTTAGCACCTTGTCGGTATATTCAGTCGCATAGTTCACGATGACACCAGCTCCGCGAACGGATCGTCAGGCTTCTTCTTAGTCTCACTCTTTAAGGCAAGTTTCGCCCGGCTATACACTGACAATCCCAATACTTCGTCAATGCGCATCATTTGATTTGTGGCATCCAGCTTCATTTTAACTGCTGGGTTAGCTTTCACACTATCGGTGGTTTCAACCATCATACCTTGTTCTTGAACCAGCTCGGCAGCTTTCTGAATGTCAGAATAGGCTTGGCAATGACTGGCAATCAGGGCAGCATCTAGTTCACTAACTGGAATGTCTTTTTTGAGCAATGGTACAATACGGTGCCAATCGGTCACAGCATAGTCGTCAAGCCATGTAGGGGGCTGTACTTGCAATTCTTTGTAAGTGAACAGTGCTTTTTCAGAGGCAACACGATCAGCTAACTGCTTTTTAGATAAATGTGCACTTAGGTTAGTCACTGATTTTAGGGGTGCTCCCATGTGTAACGTCCTTTCTGAATTTGTATTCGTTTATATCTATTATAATTATAACATATTGATTATACATAGGTTCTATGATTTTCGGTATTCATCGAAAAGAAAAGAGGCCGACCGTTCTTTCGCTCTAAAATTTGCGGGCGGGGGTCGATCTGTCGGGGGATCTCATCCGGCGTTGTGCTACCTCCCGGGCGGTCTTGGCGTTATGACAAGTCTGGCACAAGCTTTGTAAATTGCTCTCATCAAGCCTGTGTTGCCAACCATAAGCTGTTTTGATTGGCTCAATATGATCAACAAGCACAGCTTGACGAATAATCCCACGTTTCAAACAGCTAGCACAAGTTGGATTGCGCAACCTGAATGACTTTGAAAGCTTTGTCCATGTTGTTGACTTGTAGAAACGTAATTCCTTCTCTTCATATTGCATGCGTTCCTGATTCGTTGCTTGCTTGTTCTTATCTTGCTTATGCTCCTCGCAAAAGCGCTGATTGAACGGGATCATGCGACGACACCCGGGGTGCATGCAAATGTGCAAAGGCACACTCATTTGCATCACTTCGCTTTCATCTCGGCCTTGGGGGTTCTTAATATCTCTTATCCTTGGCAAGATCAATCATGCGGTCAATTGAACTAATGGTGTCACTTGCTGAGGAACAAAGTTCATGGTATGCAATGCGGCTAATGCTTCCATATGAAGATCGTGTCAATAGATTAACGTGTGAGAATTGAAAACCATCTGACATTTCAAACGTTGGATATACTTCAATTTCATAGCCTTCACGTTGCTTAACAATGATGAACCAGTCTTTGGGTGTCATGCTGCGAACTAAGTAGTGTTCTTTCACCAGTACTCCAAGTTCAGTCCACTTGTCCCGATCGTGTTTAACGTCTACGAGTGCTGCTTTGCGATATGCTGTTTTTGTCATTTCAATTTCTCCTTGTGGTTAGTTTTAAACTTGCTTGTCTTTGACGTGGTTCACGTTAGAAACGAGAAAACTATGTCCGTACATAATCATGTGGTCTGTTTCCATTGACGCGCAGCCTTTGTGCTTGCCGGCCTTCCGTGTTGTCCATAATGATCTTAATACGTTTTTCATCAGAGATTGTGCGCCCCATCTCGTGTTTCAGATTTTTTTGGAACATCAATGTGTTGCTGTTATCTATTGCCGTATATTTCTCCACGTTTTAGCTTCTTCATATGGTTGAAGCCAACAAGTGGTAAAAGGTGGGCCACTTGGGACACTTTTTTGTAGATCCTTTATATATCAACGTTTTCACGTCTAAATATATGTCCAAATCACTTCTCTTTCTGGGACACTCTTGGGACACTTTTTTGGACACTTGCCAATGTGTCCAGCAATGTGTCCCTGAAGTGTCCCAATAGTGTCCATGCGATTAAGACTGTCATTGCTGATATATCAACGTTTTAAAGCCATGTGTCCCAAGTGGCCCTTGTTTTGTGACTCGTTGGCTGGCTTTAACTGTCTTCAACAAACAAATGCAAGTAACGCGATATTCTCGTGTTATTAAACTGTACTTTCTTTCTAGGAATTCCTTGTGCTTCTAATCGCCTTGTAAATTCCGGTTGTGAAAATGGTTTAATATTTTCTTCCCAACAATAATCTTGATATGCTTTGTAGATATTGCGTGATGAATCGCCACCGTTTGTATCTAATTCAATTCGGCAACGATCTTCAATAAATCTTGCAATGTTGTCAGAATCTTTAAGCCATTGTTCTTTAGCTGCTATCATGCTGGGTGATTTTGATAAGCTGTCGCGGTCAATTGCACGTTTGAACGCTCGCAAGCATTGATAGCTGAAAGCTGGTATCTCATCATAGATTTGATTGAGATCAAACTCTTTTTTGAAATTGTTATCAATTTTTTTCGGAAAAGGAACAACGTACAATCTTCGTATAAAGCCACTGGTAAAGTCTGAGAATTTGGGCAACTTATTAGCTGAAAAAATCAGCTTGGCAAAATTCATAAACGAAAAACCGTCTTTCCCCTTAAACTCCGCAAAGATTGTATCGTCTCCCGTAAGTGCCTTTATTTGACCAGTGGTCTTTAGGAAACTGTCATCAAGATGGCTCTTCGTCAAGTAGAGTTGATAGATCTTTTGTGAAGCATCTAGGCCTTAATTGGTCTAGATGCTTTTATTATGCTGCTGCCTTGCTGCTCTTAGCTCTGAACCAAACCCGTTCCAGGAATATACGATTGATGAAATTGTTCCAATTCGTATAGCCGTACGCAGTGTTCTTAATCTTCTTGATGATGCCGTTAATACCCTCAAGGAAGCCATTTGAGTACTCATAGCGTAATGCATTGATGACTTGTCTCTTGTACTTCTTTAACGTTTTGATAGACTGATCCATTCGGTTTCCTAATGATCGATAGCTCTCTAGTGCGGCTGCGAGTGCTGACGCATCACGCTTTCTAACCGCTCCTATAATCTCCTGGTAGACTTCATATGCTGCCCGGAACTCCGGGCTCAGGTCTAAGCACTTGGCGACCAGATTTACAGTTGTTTCGTAATAGCCGACGCTGGTGTGATACGTGGGTTTTATTGCTTCAAGTTCGTTGAAGTCCTTAAGAAAGATTTTCCACTCGCGTTTCATGAATCGGTATTCCTTGCTACGCTTAGATAGACCCTTCATTACTTGGATACGGACCATGTTGAGGGCGGTCGACACCATCTGGACGATATGGAACCGATCCACAACTATCTTGGCGTTTGGAAACAAACGTGGAACTAGGTTGATATAGCCGGCGTTCAGGTCTAACGACACGGTCTGCACTTGCTGGCGGACACTGAGTGGAAAGCCTTCAAAGTACTTCGTTATTGCGTATGCCGTCCGGCTCGGTAGAATTGCGCCAATCTGGTGTCGATCGCCATCACCCCAGATGAAGCTCATTTTGTTGGTAGCTTTGAACTCATCAAAAGCCAGATGCTTCGGGAGCCATAGCTTTTGATGGTAGTTATACTTCGCCGCTTCTTCATCAATAATCCGCTGGACGGTCTTATCAGCCACGTGGAAGCGTCGCGCAATGTCGGTTAATGAACAGTTGCTGAAGGCTTCAAATAGCACCATCTGGCGGACTGGGGTGCTGATGGTGCTACGCGGTCGGACGTAATCAGTCTCACTCTGAAAGACCGACCGGCACAACTCACAACGAAATCTCTGACGGCTAAGCTTCATATAGGTGGGACGGTAGCTGTAACTGGGCATAAGTACGCAGGTACGTTCAAACCCATAACGAACTAGTTTGCTGGCAAAGCCACAGGCAGGGCAATGCTCTGGTTGGAGTTTAAGTTCGGCATAGAAGACAAGGGCTTTAGCGCCCCGAATTTCTTCAATGACAGCGTCTTGCGTAAAGATAATGTTAGGGTCCTTGATTTCTAGAACCATTCGGATAGACTTACCTGTAAGGGACATTACACAAACTCCTATTCTCTATTCTTTGGTCGGGACAGTGAACGAGCAGAAAGTGTAATGTCCTTTTTGCGCGTTCAAATATAGAAATGGTATAGAAAAAGGAGCTGGTAGGCAAGCTGCCTATCAACTCCAAATATCGTAGCGCCATCAAGATCTGCAAACATGTTGACTTCTTTCTGATAAAGCTGGCTTCCAGTGAAACGATTATCTTTATTAGCCAGATCTTGTAAGGCAACGTTAGATACATTTCGTTTGTCAAGTATTTGCTTTACAAATTCGATAAATGTTGTTTTCCCGTTTTGACCGGTACCTTGTAAGATAATTAGTGCTTGGAATGGCGAGTAACGATGGTAAAAACAGTAGCCAATGAACTCCATTAGAAAATTTGCAGATATTGGATCACCAGTCAAATGCGCTAACCAATCAACTGTCTTTAGATCCTTTTCCGATTTCATCTTTAGGTCGTAAGGATGGTTTTGCAAAATGTAATCCTCTGGTCGATGTGGTTGTAGCTTATCAGTAACAAGATTATAAGTTCCGTTGGCGAATGTGATTAGATTAGGATCAGCGTGTTCAAATGGACTTTCAATCATTTCCGGATGATAGACTTTAATAAAAACATAGTGTTTGACTTGGCCCAAGTTCCCTTGTGACCATTTTCCAACACTTTCTAGTTTCTCAGTAATGATCGTATCGAGAAATTCACTTAGTTTATCCAAGCGCCACGTACCAGTTGCTTTATCAAAACGTGCGCCTTGACTAAGCGTATCGAGACGTAACATAGGATTTTCTTTTATAATTTCTTGGCCTAACTTTGTAGCAGATACCTTGCGATTGCCATTTTCATCGTAAAATATCCATTCAGGCTCATTTTTCTTCATCTGTACAACATTACTGGCTAGTTTTTTTGCATCTTCGGGCATCGCTTTAACCAACCGCACGCCTCCTCTCTTCGGCTTTCAATACTGACTTGAAAATCTTAATAACTTCGGCTTCTGCCAAGGGTGTATCTAGATAGTTATCATTAGTTGTAAACAGCAAGTTATAAACTGTCTGCGGTTCTGCACCAGTGAAAAACATTTTGCCAGCAATCTTAGTCAGAAAATCATTGCGATTGCCGGTACTAGTGCCGTTCACCATTTCATCTAGCAGCTTGCCTGTCCATCGTTTGCCCCGATAAACTGTTGAACCACCAAACCCTAGGTTAGGGTGGCCGACACGCTGGATTTCATCTAGTAACCACTGAGGTGCTGGCGCTAGCTTGGTGATCTTGTGCCCTTTGAGTGGTTGATACATGCCGTTCTCGCGAATGCTAGGGAAAACCG